AAGTCAATCTTTTAAGTCAATCTTTTAAGTCATTCTTTTAAGTCATTCTTTTAAGTCATTCTTTTAAGTCATTCTTTTAAGTCATTCTTTTAAGTCATTCTTTTAAGTCATTCTTTTAAGTCAATCTTTTAACCAATCTGAACTAACAAATTTATCAAACTTTATATACAATGATAATTGATTTGTCAAAAACTTCTCAAAAAACTGTTTTGAAACAATCGGCATAAATTTTTGCTCTAAAAATCCTTTTGCCTTAAAATATGATTTATAACCTTTATATAATTCGTCAAACGATATTAATTCCAAACTTTTATTTGTAGTTTCATTTATTAAATTTACTTTATGTGAATTCAAAAATTCATTTATATCATCTTGTTTTGACCATAAATTACATCTAATATTTGTTATATATTTATTATCAATTACTTCCACTTGTGGTGAAAAATAATGACAAATCATTTTTATCATATTTACATCCGATATTTGAGAATTCTTTGGATCCGCATTTTTATATAATGTAGCAAATTCATCTATTTCATATTCATCATCAAAATTATTATCATTTGTAACTGTTATATATTTATCCCAAAAAGATAAAAATGTTTTTACATTTGGTAAATATTTACTTGTTACTTTTGTGAAAATAGTCGCACCATTATCATTCGTATTTTCTAATTTACCTGATAAAATTGTTAGCAACTGATTTGAATAAATCATATTTGGAATATTTAAACTTGTTAAATACAATTTCCATATATAATGCATATTTTTCCATGTTATATTATTAGAATCACTAGAACTAACAGGTTCAATACATTGTCCTATAAATTCATCTACAATTTTTTCTATTTGATTTTGAACAAAATATAATACATAATTCTTTATTACATCTTCTGTCTTTGTCTTCAAATAATTGTCAGAATTAGTATATTGATCAGAATAATGAGTTGCTACACATAATAGATCAATACCAATATTATTTAATATAACTTTTATAATATCATAATTAAATGTTTCGTTTGTTTTTATTAACCGATATAAGTTTAGTTTATGCGAATCGTGAAATTTTGTAATAAAATTATTCATTATAGAATTACCTGTTGTAACGTATGCTATAGAATCTATCATTGTAATCAATTTCTTTGAGTTTGGACTAACAAAATATAATAAATTTTCAGTATTTTTTTTCAATATACAATCCCCAATTACTGTTAAAAAATATTTAGCTTCTGCTTTACTTTGAAAAATTGTTTGTAAAAAACCTAATACATTTTGAATTGTATATGTTTCTGGAGTAGATTTTAATAATGATCTATCTTTTATCTTTTTTAATATACTTTGTTTTGTTTTATGTTTCCATTGAATTAATTTACCTTCATCTGTTATTGTTGAAAGTAAATGATGATGTATATCATCTTCTTTTATTATTTTATATGTTTTACCATCATATTCATAATAAATATTATTGTATGGCATATAATAATAAGGATGTTTACACAAAAATACTTTGAAAAAGTTTTCTTGTTCTAAACTTAGTTCATTGATTCTAGAAACACGCTCATCATATTTTTTATTTTCTTGTTCTAACATATTCGGCAAATTGAATAAATGGGTTTCCAAACGATTTTTCATATAGGAATTATCTTTGTATTTCGTAAATAAATATACAACAATATTTCCAATATCTTCTATTTTATCAAAATCCATTATAAGAATTTTAATATTTATCTTTAAGTTACTTTTCAAAATATTATATTATGTATCTATTATAATTAGAATAAATAAATGAAGACAAAAAAACAAAAACGCATCAATCTAAGATATTTACCTAAACGTTTAACTTTTAGGGACAAAAAAAAACAAGCTCAAATGATTTTAAAATCTAGAAAACTTTATAAAAAAAATAAATATTATACAAGAAAACCAGTCAAGTCTTTCCATTCTAAAACATCTAAACATATCCTAAATGCTAAAAAAATGTACAATGTTGATAAAATTGGCGCCACAAATCTTTTAGCAAAAAAGACTGGATGTTCTAAATCTTCTTTACAAAAAATTATTAATAAAGGAGAAGGTGCCTATTATTCATCCGGTTCCAGACCGAATCAAACTGCCCAATCTTGGGGTAAAGCACGTTTAGCTAGTGCTATTACAGCAGGAAAAGCTGGTGCTGTTGATTATAATATACTAATTGACGGATGTAAACCTGGATCCAAAGGTTTTAAAATGGCACAATTAGCACATAAAAAATATGGGTTTGGAAAAAGAAAAGTACCAAAAGTTAAAATATAATTTATTATAATTATTTTTATAAACAAATAAGTATTTAAAGATTTGCGTTCAAAATCTACTATAATGTCACAATTTATCAATAAGAACGCATCTACCGATGGCAATGTTTTAACTATTAAAACTGTTCAAATTGCTCCATTTCGCACTCTTATGACTGCTTTAAAAGATATTCTTTTAGAGACTAATATTTCTTTTCAACCCGATGGTATAAGAATTATTAATATGGACAAATCTCATACTATTCTTGTTCATCTTTATTTAGCTGCTTCCAATTTTGAATTTTATGAATGTAAAAAAGAAAAAATTATTATTGGTGTTAATATGTTCCACTTATTTAAGCTTATTAATTCTATTGATAATGATGATACTTTAACTATTTACATTGAAAATTCTGATTATTATGATGGAATTGTTTCTCACCTTGCTTTAAAATTTGAAAATGGCGATATTAAGCAATGTAAAACTCAAAAACTCAAATTGATTGAACCTGAACAAGATGAATTAGAGGTTCCTGATGTTAAGTTTTCATCTATTATTAATCTTCCATCTGCCGATTTTCAAAAGATTATTCGTGATTTATCTTGTATTTCGGATAAATTAGAAATTAAGTCTGTTGGCAATGAACTCATTTTTAAATGCCATGGACAATTTGCTTCTGCTGAAATTCATCGTGCTGAATCTGATGGTTCTATGGGATTCATTGTGAAACAAGATTCTTCTAAAGTTATTCAAGGCGAATTCTCTTTAAAAAATCTAGGCTATTTTATTAAGTGTACTAATCTTTGCTCGCAAATTGAAATTTATTTAGAAAATGATTTGCCTCTTATTGTTAAGTATGATGTAGCGTCACTTGGGTCCATTCGATTAGCACTCGTGCCGTTACCCTCGGTATAATCTGTATTTATAATATTGTTTTTTTTTTATAACGTAGTAAAAAAAAGTTGAATTTTAATGTATTATATTCTAATATATTAATATTATAATGAATTTGAATTTAGGAAGAGATAGATGTTGTACTCTCCCTGTTAAAAGAGATATTAATGGACCTCAAGGTAGTCAAGGAAACTTTGGGCAACTCGGAGAAATTGGATTAACTGGGTCCACTGGAGTCACTGGGTTCACCGGAGCCACTGGATTATGTTATAGAGGTTATAAAGGACCTCAAGGTCTTCAAGGATATCAAGGAGGACCAACTGGACCACAAGGAGCAATAGGACCTACTGGTTCCATTGTACCATCTACTAATTCTATAAATTGTAATTTTAGTTTTACAACTAATGAATCTGCTTCTTATGATTTGAATCCAGTTGATTTAACTAATTTTGCCACATCTCCTATCAGTAATACAATAACACCTATATTAGCAACCAATTATTCTATTAATTGGACAATTTTTGAATCTTGGACTGATCCTAATACTAATTTTGCTGTTAGATTTAATAATGGAGCATATTCTTATCCCATAATTTTTAGTGCTGATTATCCTATATCATCAGGGTTTAATAATACTCCGTGTGTTATATATACAAATGGTACTAATTTATATGGAATTGGAAATGACTTTATTAATTTAACCAATTCTTTTTATAATATTGAATTAATACAATGGACTACATCTGGTAACACTATTAATATTCCTAATAAAACCGTCAATTTTAGCATTACATTTGTTCCTATGTCATAAATAAAAATATTATTTATATATATTAATGTCCACTTTTGATTATAAATCGTATTTACTTAGTAGAAACTTATGTAGTAAAAATTTTAATTTAATACCTGGTCCTAATGGATCAATTGGCCCTCAAGGAGCAACTGGACCTAAAGGTGTCCAAGGATCAACTGGACCACAGGGAGCACAAGGAGCACAAGGTGCTTGCTGTGTAGGTGCTCAAGGAGCTACAGGTCCACAAGGTGCTCAAGGTGTAGGAGCTGGAGTAACAGGTCCTACGGGACCAACTGGACCCCCTGGTCAAGGATATGCTATTAATACAACCTATAGTGATTATCTAAGTTTAACTAGTAACTTTTCTAGTCCAGCGTATTCATTTCCTTTTAATACTTTACCATCTGGTGGAACATGGGCTTTATCATGGTCTATTTTTGAATCTAATTTTTCTGATAATACCAATCAATTTTGTATTACATTTGATGATGGTACCAACGAATACCAACCCACTATTTATAATAAAAATAGCCCATTTTACTTAATTACAAATGGAACTAATACTACTGGTTCAGGAAATGATATTATTACTCTAGGTGCTTCCGCTTCTTACAATGTAAATATATATCAATCATCTACTGGTTATTCAGGAGATAAACCTTTCACAATATCAGTGACATTAATTAGTCTATAAATAAAAAATTATTAAATAAAATTATTAAATATTTTATAGTAAAAAGGATAAAAAGGATAAAAATATATAAATTATTTATTTGTATATAATAAATAATGTTTAACGATTATTCCAGATCTTTAGGAGCCAGAAGATGTTGTGATTTAAAAAATGTAATTAATGGTGCACAAGGAGCTCAGGGAGCTATAGGACAAGGAGGGCCTATAGGACCAGCCGGTGTTACTGGAAGTACAGGACCTCAAGGTGCTAGAGGAGCAACAGGTTGTAAAGGAGCTACTGGAGCCACTGGAGCAACTGGAGCAACTGGAGCAACTGGAGCAACTGGAGCAACAGGTTCTACTGGCTCTACTGGCGCAACGGGAGCAACTGGAGCAACTGGAGCAACTGGAGCAACTGGAGCAACAGGTTCTACTGGCTCTACTGGCGCAACGGGAGCAACTGGTCCTGCTGGTATTAGTGGTAATTTACAAGTAACATTAGATTTAGGGAATACCGCTACTGGTACGAATGCTACAATTAGTCTTACGAATAGCGGTTATACTACTACATACGGACATACAGGCCTACTTGGTAGTGGACCAGTATCTATAACTTCTTCCGCCAGTCCCCTTACTTTGAATGCGAGTGGTGGAAATATTGATATATTGGCGTCAGACCAAATTGAATTGACTTCAACTGGAAGTTTTTTGAATATAACTTCGCATGATAATATGAGTTTAACTACTACTGGGGCAGGGCAGAATATTAATATTACGGCAGATGAAAGTATTGCTTTGACTGCTGTTAATAGTGGTATTAATTTGACTGCTAATAATGGCGATGTTGATTTGAATACGAGCGATTATATAAATATTACCGCAACTGATGGTATTTTTTTGACTGCTATTAATGAAAATATTACTCTAACACCAAATCCTTTATCTGGATATCTCATCTTCCTAAATCTACCGACTTCGCCACCATCAGTATCGGGTGCGGTTTGGAGAGATAGTTCGGACTTCTTACGTATCGTCCCTTAATAATATAATCTCCACAGAGAGAAGCGATAAAGAGGCGGTTTAAAATATATGGAGGTTAAATCGTCTCTGCTCGGTCTCTCTTCACAATAAAACCCACAGCATCTTCACTCCTACAAAAGAACCTATAAAACGGGTATTTAATAACCACCATGCCTTTCTGCTTACGAGGTCTGCTATAAAAAAAGTATTCAAAGTAATCAAAATCTAAAAAGTCAAGAATGTAATAACGCATATCTTTCGGCAATTTCTTAAAAAATGGTATAATTTCCATACTATAATAATTTTGTAGTTAATACGAACGCATCTTTTACGATTTATTGTAATGAGAATGATAATTCAACAGGTAATTATTGGTGAGTAGTTGTTAATCCTAATGAATGGATTGCTAAAACAGGAGTTATTACTGCTAATCCTGCTTATAACAGCAATTATAGTATAGCAGTAGTAAAGGATTCAGTCAACGATGCTTATTTTGATAATACTTGTGTATAAAATATCGTTATAATATAATGTTAAGTGAAGTTTTTTGGGTTACTTTTAGTTTTTTTGGTTATACCTTTTTTAAAGGTTATTTTTAGTTTTTTTGGTTATTTTTAGTTTTTTTGGTTATTTTTAGTTATTTTTAGTTTTTTTTGGTTATTTTTAGTTTTTTTAGTTTTTTTTGGTTATTTTTAGTTTTTTTGGTTATTTTTAGTTATTTTGGTTATTTTTAGTTTTTTGGCTATACCTTTTCTAAAGGTATATATATATAATGGCATTTACAAGATTTCATGACGACCCAGCAAGAATTACAAAACAACTTCAACAACAAACTGATCAAGAAAGATGGTATTTAGATGTCCCAGGTTCAGGTGATAAGCCATGTTTCATGTTAGATCCTCAAATTATTCCTCAAAAATGGGGAGGCAATTTATGGACTGATTGTACTGATATTTCAAGTTCACTTTTAGGAATAGATAGACAATTAAATAGGGATTGTTTAAACAAAGAAAAGTATAAAAGACAAACAGTACACGCTTCCCCAATAGATTACCCTGTATGTGACAAATTTTTAACTACAGAACAAAGTAGAACTGTTATGCCAGCATGGACAGCAAGAGATTTAACACAAAATCACGCATATATTTTACCAAACAATCCGCAAGCTCATACAGAGATGCCTTTTCAAAATTACTCTAGTACAAGAATTTTAGAAAAAGATAGTTTCCAAAGAGAATTTGATTGTGTTCCACCGAATGATCAAAGTTATACCGTTCCAGTACAAATTCAAAAAGGCACATATGTAGCAGGAAGAACAACATGTTCTGTAACAAATGATTGTGAAAGAGTTTAAAAATGTCATTATAAGAAGAGTTATAGATATTTTAGTAATATAGTTGTCTAAAAAATAATTAATATTTTATTTTTTTACTTTGTTATAAAAGTAAAAAAAGTATATGTATATATATAATATGGAAATAGCTATCCCATTAGTAGCATTAGGAGGTATGTATGTTATTTCAAATCAAAATAAAAACAACTCTTCCAATGAAGTAAAAAACGATAAGAAAAAAGGTAAAAAAGAAAATTTCAATAATATGGGTATAAGAACAAATTTAGGTACAAGAAACACAGAATCCCCATTATCAAATTATTTACCAAATACAAATATTCCTCCACAAAATTATCCAATAATGAATAACAAAGAATTAGTAGATAATATTCAGGAATATCCAAATCCAAATGTAGCAACAGATAAGTATTTTAACCAAAATGTTTATGAAGAAAAACAACGTGCTGGCGTTCCTATTAGTAATAATATTCAGCAAATTTATTCATTAACAGGAGACTATTTATCATCAAAAGAATTTATGCATAACAATATGGTTCCATTTACTAGCAGTAAACCTTTTGGTCAAGTGTATAACAATAATAATGCCGAAACAATTTTAGATAATTATGTAGGAAATGGCTCACAGACAATTAAGAAAATAGAACAAGCGCCATTATTTAAGCCAGAGGAAAATGTACAATGGGCTTATGGTATGCCAGATATGAGTGATTTTTATCAATCAAGACAAAATCCAGTAAATCGCAATAACATGGTTAAACCTTTTGAATCAGTAATGGTTGGACCTGGTTTAGATAAGGGTTATACCGCAGCAGGTAGTCATGGATACAATGCCGGTATGGAAGCACGTGATAAATGGTTACCAAAAACGGTTGATGAATTACGTATTACAACAAATCCAAAACAAGAGTATAGTTTAGCTGATTTACAAGGTCCAGCACAATCAGTTATAAAAAATGTAGGTATAGAAGGCAGAGTAGAAAAATATAGACCAGATACATTTTTCATTAATACCCAAGATCGTTGGTTAACCACAACTGGAGCTGAAAAAGCTGGAAGAATGGTTGCTGAGGAAATTCAAAAAACATCACATAGAAATGATACAACAACATTTCAACATGGAACCCCAAATGCTATATTAAAGACAGCTAGTTATGTTCCAAAGAAATATGAAGAACCAAAAAAAAATCAATTAGAAGGTTTTGATGTAGGTCACTCTAATGCCGCAGGTACTGGTCCACATAATGATAAAGATCAACAATTAAATAGTCATACAAATTATGCGAATAATAGAGCAATTAATTCACAACCACAGACATTTGGTACAGGATTTTCAAGAGCAATTGGAGCAGCCATTGCTCCAGTAATGGATATCTTAAAACCATCAAGGAAAGAGGAATATAGTTGTAACATGCGTATATTTGGTAATTTAGGAGGTGAAGTTCCAGGAAACTATGTATTAAATCAAGGTGATGTTCCTACAACAACAATTAAAGAAACCACTTTATATAAACCAAATGGATATATAGGAAATCAAACAGATAATGCGGCATATTTAGTTAATGAACAACAACCAATAGCAAATCAACGTGATACTACAAATTGCTCACAAGTTATGGGTGTTTCATCAAAATATGGCAACAGGCAATACGATGCTGAATATAGACAAACTAACAGTGAAGCAAAAGAAAAGAGTATTGTTGGTAGAACAAATCAAGGTAATTCAAAGCAATTTAATCCTTATATTAATGTAACATTATCCAAAATAGATTCTGACCGTGAAAACAATAGATTATGGGCGCCACAATCTGTAATTCCAAATGGACCATCAGTTCAAACATATGGTAAAGCAAATATGCCACAATATTATGATAATTGTATTGGGTGCGAACGTATTTCTCCAGATTTATTGAACGCTTTTAAAGAAAATCCTTTTACTCATAGTTTAACAAATTCTGTATAAATATTTATATCTATTTATTAACAATTTTGTTTGTTAGTATTAGTATTAGTATTAGTATTAGTATTAGTATTAGTATTAGTATTAGTATTAGTATCTGTATTCTCATTTTTTATTATATTTTTAGTAATATATAATGAATAAGATTGTATAAGAGAAGATACCAAGAAATATCCAGTGAAATAAGTGTAAATAAATAATGTAGTGGAAGATTGGCTTAAAAAACAATATAAAATTGAAAGCATAACAAATACGATCCTGGTGTATAATTTATTATATGAAAATTCTTTTTTTTCTTTTTCTTTTTCTGTATTTATATCTTCAACTATATCTTTATCTACTTCAGAATTCTTTAAAAAACGTTCAAATATTGGCTCAACAAAATTAATAAGAAGGAGTATAAATATTAGAAAATAATCAAAAATATGTAAATAAGTTATTTTGGTATAATCTAATAACACAACTAACAATAAAAACGAGAAAATTAATGAATATTCATAGGGTTGATTAAAAGCTAATGGATTGGATAAATAGTTACAAAAATTACCTAAATAAAAAAATATAAAAAATAATGGATCTTGTATACCTAAAGCGGTAATACATATATAATGAATACCTTTTAAATATTCCATAAAAGTACTATTTTTAAATTTTTCAAGGATATAATTATCTTCTAAGTCATCATATAATTTACAAACTATTCCAGCAAAAATAGCAACAAATAAATATGTAAACATTTTATATAAAAAAACATAATATAATTGTATTTTATTCCGAATATGATAAAAATAATAAATACGTAATATTAAAATATAAAAACACTATTTTAATATTAGTAAACCATTTTAAAATGACAATAAATATTCATGAAAATATAAAAGAGAAACTCAAATACTTTCACAATATAAAAAAAATTCCAAATATAATTTTTAATGGTCCAAGTGGTTCAGGTAAAAGTACAATAGTGAATGAATTCATTTCATTAATTTATGATGGAAACAAAGAAAAAATAAAAGATTTCGTAATGTATGTAAATTGTGCTCATGGAAAAGGTATAAAATTTATTAGAGAAGAATTAAAGTTTTTTGCGAAAACCCATATAAATTCAAATGGAGGAGATACATTTAAAAGTATAATATTATTAAATGGAGACAAACTAACAATGGATGCTCAATCAGCATTAAGAAGATGTATAGAATTATTTAGTCATAATACAAGATTTTTTATAATTGTTGAAGATAAATATAAGTTATTAAAACCAATTTTATCCAGATTTTGTGAAATCTATATATCAGAACCAGAATATAAAGGAAAACAAATTAATTTATATAAATATAATTTGGAAGAATCATTTAAATTATCAAGTGTTAAAAATCAAAGGAATGATTGGTTAAAAAAAGAATTACAAAAATCTATTTCTAATGGAGAAAAAACAACTGAATTGGAAATAGAGGAATTTATAATAAAATTATATGAAAAAGCATATAATGCGTTAGATATAATAAATTTAATAGAAGATGGAACCATAGAAATAAATGAAGAAAAAAGATATGAATTATTAATAGCATTTAACAAAGTAAGAAAAGAGTTCAGGAATGAAAAGTTATTAATAATGTTTGTTATAAATTTTACTTTTTTAGATAAAGAAACACAATTAGAAAACATATCATTTATGTAATATATCATTTATGTAAAATGTAATATATTGATAATAATATAACAATATATTACTATAAAAAATCTAAAATAATACATTAGTTTTGTCAATAACAACTTCTTTGGAAATATTCTTAATAATTTTATTATAGTTCTTTTGTTGTTCTTCCTTAGTTGAACCAGACATAACTTCGCATATCATTTTCATATATTTATCATTTTGTTTAGATTCTGGATTATTATATTCTGGATTTGCTTTTTGCCATTCAGGAATTTGTTTAATATTTTTATTGGCAACTATTTTAATAGCATTTGTTAGTTTATCTTTGGTTTCATTATCTTTAGTCCATTGATTATCATCTTTAATATACAAAACATCTCTTTTGGAGTCACTACAATGTATGGGTCTTTGAGGTAAGTCAATATCATTTAAATTTTTAATAAATATTTTACTGATACCTTCAGCATAACCTAATTTTCCTGTTTCCTCAAGATCACTTATAGAAACTTGAATTTGATTTACAAAATCCGATAAATTAATAGCATCTTTACATGTTTCATTTAAAAATACATTAATGTTAAATTTGTTATTATTATTAACTGTATTATTAATAGTGCCAGAATTACTATTTTGAGCAATTTCAAATAATTTGGTATTTTGTTCCATAAGTTGTTTATTTTGTTGTGAAAGTTGTTCAATAAGTAATTTATTTTGTTCCATTAGATAATCTTGGACATTTTTGTCATCTTTTATAACATCAATAATCATTTTTGTTTTATTTAACACTTCACATTTTTTAATATGTTTCCATAAACCACTATTGGTCTTATACATTTGTTTGCAGTGCTGACATTTGTATTCATTATTCTCATAATTTGCTACTTTTGCTATTTCCGATTTGCTACTTTTGGAAATATTATGTTTATAAGTTGCTAAATGCTTATCATAATTTGATTTTCGTGACGTAATATAGTAACAAAAATCGCACTCGTAAATTTTCTTAGTTTTGCTATTTCCTAAGTTTTCCATTTATTTCCTAAAGTAGCAAAATAAAATATTTTTAAGTACTTTTTTAAAAAAATGAGAAAAAAAATATCGTAACACATTTTTTCCACTTTTTTCAAAATTTAGAGCATTTGCGTCACAAATCTCATTTTAAACACCCTTTTTCAAGACTTTTTTGGGAAATCCGAAAATGGACATTTTTAAAATGTCCAAAATCCATTTTCCTTTTTACTTTTTGGAAAATTTCTGTTACTGAAAAATACTACCAAAATAAACTAACAAAATATCTGATGATTTATGGTAACATTACAGAAAAAATAATTGTGACGATGATTTTTTTAACGAAGCTTATAAAAATTTAGTAAAAAAAATAAGTTTAAAAGATAAAAATTAAACATCAAATAAATACATTATGGATGATTTCAATGTTAGTTCATTACATGAATCAAAGAATGAATGGGGTGCAAGATTATTAACAATTTTAACACCATTATTAATTGAAGGATTTAAATCAATCTTTGATGAATCATATAAACTTTGTAAAGAAAACGGAGAAGTAGATAAATATTTAATGACATTTCAAAACTTTATTACAAGAATTCCAAAATGGAATGCGACAATAATTGAAACAGAACGTAAAAGAATTGTTGATAGAAGTAATTGTTCATATTTAGAAGAATTAGTAACATGTATTCATATAGTTCAATTAAAGATCTTAACAGCTATGCGTGTAGGGCAAAAACAGAAAAAGATAGATATAAATATTCCAAAGTTAGATGATTTTATTCATAAAGCATATATAAATGTTGCTAGAAAAATATATAAAAATGTATATCTATTTGAATTAAATATATCACCATTACAAGTCCAAAAACATAATAGAGAACTAGAAATAATAGTTCAAGAATGTATATTAAATGCTGTAAGAGAAAGTATTCCAGTTGAAAGTATTTTAAGAGCTTATATGGATGAAACAGTTGAAGAAGATATTGTTGAAGAAATAAAAGAACAAATAATAGAAAATCCAAATCCAGAAGTTAAAACAGAATCGGAAGCGATTTTTGAAGGAAAGGATGAGAATGTTAGTTTAAAGTTTAATGATGTAGATACAGTTTTAAGTAAAAACGGCGAGGAAGAAATGGTGAATGCTCCAAAAACAATTGAAAGATTAGAGGAGATAAGTAATTTAAGAAATATGCAAAGAAAGATGGAAGAAGCCGAGGAAGAAGAAAAATTAAACATATCAAATGAAGAAATATCATTAGATGGTTTAGATGTTCATGTAATAAATCCTCCAGAAATAAAATTAGATAATGATTTATTGTTAGAAGATATAGAAGTTTTAGCATAATTTGCCACCGCACGCCTCATTTTAGAATAAATTGGTAGGACACTTATAAACAATTTTAAGGAAAAGAGTCGGAAAGCAACAGGAGACTTTTAGTAAACGTAGTTTTCTGATATAATATAATAATAGGAAAGGTTCGGCAAACAGCAGGTGACTTTTAATAAACGTAGTTTTCTGATATATAATAATAGGAAAGGTTCGGCAAACAGCAGGTGACTTTTAAAAAACGTAGTTTTCTGATAATAGGAAAGGTTCGGAAAACGTAGTTTTCTGATAAATGCGTTAATAATAAATAAGAAATTTAAAAATATATTTTACTATGGATAATATATTTTTAATAGCAGGAGTAATATCTGTAATTTTTTTAATCGCAAAGTTTTTAGAAATGAGATATATAGATAAAGAGCCAAAACCATTGAAATATTTAATAAGAGATACATTGTTAGTTTATTTAAGTGTAGTAACTGGTAAATTTGTAGTAGATCAATTAAATCCAATTATAAATGAAACAGCGGCCCCAGTAATACCAATAGCATTTACAGATAATCCTCCATTTTAACGACCAGTCCATACCTTTACAAATGGATAAATAACTTTATTATTTTTTAGATCTTCATTGTATTCTTCATAACTATACTCAAATGATTTATTTTTACACATTATATCGCCAAAAAGCGAATTAATTTTATTTAATTGTGGATATTCTTGAGTAAATAACAAGCCCATAATACGTTCTAAACAACAACGGTCTGGTCTATTGTGAATTACATTAACTAAATTAGTAATATTATATTTATTTTGTAATGATTCTAAGAATGATAATTTTATATAGCATTGTGTTCCAAATACTAAATTAAAAGAGCTGTCTTTATTTAATCCAAGAATATTAATATCATTTCCTTTTAATTTTCTAATAAGTTTATTATTATTATTTAAACAAGAAGAAATACGAATTATATTACCTAAATTTTCTTTATCATAAATATGATGCCAAAATGGCATAACAGGCATATTAAAAGTTTCAAAAGGCACTCTTCTATGAATAAAACAACTATCATGAATAATAACCGCACTAGGAAACCATTTATATTTTAATAAATAAAAATATGGAAGAATTTCGCCTCTGCCAGGATATTCTGAATTAATTATAGTTAATTTTTTATATGGAAATTGAGCTTTAACAAATTGTGAGTTACTATTATCGTCAATAACAACAATTTTTTTAAAAGGATAAAAAGTCCTAATAAGTTTAACACATTGATTCCAATATCTATTTGTTAATTCTGAATTAACATGACGTGTAATAATAAATCCAAAATCATTCATTAAAATAATATATATAAATAATATTATTTTAATATTTAAATTTATAGAATATTTTAAAAATAACAAGGTAATTCATCAATATTAATAATTTGTTCATTTTGTATAGTATTTTTATTAGATACAATAAATTTACTAAATTCTTTGCGTTCTAGTTGTGCTATTGGTGTATGATTATGTACATAACGAGCAATCATTTTATATAATTTAAAGTCAGGATAACGTTCGGTTCCATTATTTTTATATAAAACGTTAATACCATTATCATCTACACACCATTCAACAATAAGTTTAACAATTGGGGAACATTCATCAATATTTTTAATCATATCAAAATCATCAACAACATAGTCAAATATAGAACATGCTAATCTACATAAATCAAAACTGAAATTAGGTTCTAATCTAGGTTTTTTCTCATTATAATAAGGTTCAGTATTATATTGTGTCGCGGCATCACCAGCAGTTTGGAAACTATCACTACAAAAAAGTTTACCATTAAATTTATAAATAGCACGTCCAAAATCAATAATTTTGTATAATTTGCCAAATGTGGGTACTTTATATGTTTTCTTTTTATAAGTGTAATATAAAAATTTTTTGTTAGTAGGTATATACATAATATTATTAGTATGTAGATCGTTATGTGTGAAAGAAAATAATTTTTGATAAGTAATAAGAATCATAATAATTTGCATTAAAGCAGAAAACCATTCATCATCGGATAAGTTACCGTTAATAATTAAATTATCAAAAGTATTTTCACAATGTTCCATACATATTACTTGAACTGGGAATTTTGGAAATGTAGCAAAAAGTGATTCCTCTTCAGCATCGTCATCGCTGTCATCATCATTTTCATTGTCATCGCTGTTATCATCATCATCATCATCATCATTAATATTTGAATTATTATCAGATTTATCAGAATTATAATTTTTAGTGTTACATTTATCATTATCGTTAGTATAGGATGTTCTAGAAGAACATGTAGAACCAGATTTAAGAGTTTCAGATTTTTTGTCTTTAATGGAAGAAATATCAAAATCATTAGAATTAGTAATATCAATTAATTCAACACCCATTGTTTTGATATCATTTAATGAAATATGATTGTTGTTAGTTTGAAAAATATTGTCAAAAATATTTTCATCAATAGATTTTAAAGATAAAGCAGATGAGTTAGATTTTAAACTAGTAGATATGTTTAATGGTTGTAATTTTTTAATTTCTTGATTAGTAATAAGATGAGAGTAATCATCAATATTGAATAGAACATTCTGTTGTTTTACAAAAAAATCAGATTGTATAAGATAATCTAAATCATCAATAACATTAAGTTTATAATCATTTTTGATAGCTAAAAATGATCCATAATATTCAACTCCATGAATAAAATTATGTTCATGTAATAATTGATTAGTTAAAAATGAGAAAAAACCATCAATATATGAAGAATTATTGGGGTCCGATATTTTGCTATGAACAGTGATATTTTTATCAAAAGATGGTAAATTAAATAACTGTGTGTCTAAATAATTATATTTGCCAACTAAATATTTAAAAGGATCCAAAAGTGGAGCCATTTTAATAAAAATTTTTTGACTATTAATGATGTCATTGTCATCATCAATATTTTTTAATTTGGATAAAAATATATGTTGATGTTCATTATGTTTAATATCCTTAATATCAGAGATGGACCATTTATGATTTAAGTTAATAGAGTTAAAATTAGAATCATTTAATGAAAAAAATCTTTCATAAATGGGAATGTAATTTTGAACATCAGATAAATTAATGTTTTTGTTAGTTAGGAACTTGTTAAAAAGAGAGGTATTTTTGCGTTTTTGGTAGTTAACCGAAATAGTCATTAGCTAAATAAAATATAAATTAAATAAATATTTAACTAATTATTTTATCAATTATTTAATAAAATTATAAATTTGCTAAATAAAACTAAAATAAATTGCGTAAATAAAATGTTTTTATTTAGTATAATAATTATAATGAATTTGGAACTAAAAAGGTTTGATATGAAAAGTATTAGTTTTAAACCGAATGAGTCAAAAGGACCCGTTGTAGTTTTAATTGGTCGTCGTGATACTGGTAAATCGTTTTTAGTAAGAGATTTATTATATTATCATCAGGATATTCCAATTGGTACTGTAATTTCAGGAACAGAAGAGGGTAACGGTTTTTATGGCAAATTAGTGCCAAAATTGTTCATTCATAATGAATATAATACAGCTATCATTGAAAATATATTGAAGCGACAACGTGGTGTATTGAAGCAAATTAAAAAAGAAATGGAGCAATTTAATAGGTCTACTATTGATCCAAGAACATTTGTAATTTTAGATGATTGTTTGTATGATAATACATGGGCGCGTGATAAGATGATGCGATTACTTTTTATGAACGGTAGACATTGGAAGGTAATGTTACTTATCACAATGCAATATCCTTTAGGCATCCCTCCGACGCTCAGAACTAACATTGATTACGTCTTCATTTTGAGAGAACCATATATCGCAAATAGAAAGCGTATTTATGAAAACTATGCTGGTATGTTTCCAACATTGGAGTCCTTTTGCCAGGTGATGGATCAATGTACAGAAAATTATGAGTGTTTGGTAATAAATAACAACGCAAAGTCAAATAAACTACAAGACCAGGTGTTTTGGTATAAGGCAGATGCTCATAATGACTTCAGATTAGGGTCAAAAGAGTTCTGGGAACTATCCAAACAAATAAATGATGATGATGAGGAGGAACAATATGATCCAAATAATGTGAAGAAAAGAGGTCAAGGACCCAAAATTGCGGTAAAAAAGA